ACCTGCGTCCCTACAAGCCGGTAGAAGTGGCGCACCGTCGAGGCAGCGAGCTTGATAAGTTTATCTCTTCCGTGCCCGAGCAACTGCGCTCAGTTAAAACTGACCTGATCCGCGATCTGACCGCCAACTACAACCGCCTTGCTACGGATACGTTTGAGGCAGAGCTGCGACACCTTGTCCAGTCGGGCTACCGGTTCATGAACCCCGAGATCGGCGAGAAGCTAGCGAAATACTTTGAGGTCAAGCAGGCCCACGAGGAGGCGACACACCGCAAGCACGACATGGTGTATCTGCGGGTGTATGTTCATAACGATCAACAACTTGCAGACATCGCCTTGCTACCACATGAGCTGGTCAAGCGGATGGAGTACAACTTCGCTGCGGACTATTACAACCTCGCCGAGCAGGCAGAGGGGGTGCCCATCGAGCAGCTAAGTGACAACTTGATTGGACGTGTCAGTGTCTTGTCCATGTTACAGGTTGAACAAGGCGAGCCCGGCGTAGGCTTCAAGGCAAGCGACGACGAGTTCTTTATCTACCCGGAGCCCGAGGTCGCAAGTGAGTAATGCTAAGGAGCCGGGGGTTATTTACCGTGTGAGCTTAGATTCAGCGAAGGGGGGTATCAACGTCATGACCGTAGGTTTGGTCGGCGTCGAAACTAGAGACCCCATGGAAGGCGACTATGACTGTTTTGGCGAGCTGCCCATGTGGGTGCAGGAAAAACTTGCCATGCTGATGATGCTCACGTCACCGGGCGGTCCGGTCGAAGGTGTAGGTAAGCGCATTGATAGAAACACATTTTGGGTATACCCCTAGGAGGAACAAGTAATGGCCCTGACCCCCGAAGCTAAAGTGAAGAAGGTTGTCACCACGCAGCTCAAGGAGCGAGGGGCCTATTACTTTTTTCCTATGACCGGCGGCTACGGCAAGAGTGGAGTGCCTGACATTATCGGTTGCATTGATGGGCTTTTCTTTGGTATTGAATGTAAAGCAGGGAAGAACACGACGACAGCGTTGCAGGACAAAAACATCGCAGATATTCAGAGAACTGGTGGGTGTGCTCTCGTCGTCAATGAGCAGAACATGCACACTTTCTGGCAAGAAATTGAAGCAGTATTGGCTAAGCGGTGAGAGGCCGTTAAATATCCGCCGCAGCAAGGGCGTGGGCTCCGTGGTGTAAGCACCCATTATTTCCCTCCCATGTGACCTTGCCGGAGAAGCACGAGACGCTAGTCCCCCGTCGCGCAAGTGCGGGGGCACCTAAATTCAGGAGGGGACGCCATGACGCTATCAGCACAGCAAGAGGGGCGGCTACAGCAGCTACGACGCTCCGTTGATAAAATGCAGGAGCAAGTAGGCAGGGGGCTCAACCTGTACACACAGCGGGACTACCGACTTGCAGTGCAGGCCTTGAGTGATTATGTCAACAACTTACGGAGACAAGGACACTTTATATGAACAACTACGGCAACATGGCCGGAAGCATCCGCAGGGTAGCTGAGTACCAGAAAGTAGACGTGCAGCACACGCCGGGCTACGGGGAGAACTGCTACCGCATCACGGTGCACGAGGGGCGCAAGCACGCAGGTGACGTGTTTGAGATTCGCACCGACGCACACCTCAACCATGCCCTCAACGTGCTGCTGAACCGAGCGATCTATAATGAATAGGATCGAGTGGGAGGAGCAGGACGAGGACGAGGATGGCACCATCTCATTCAGCCTCATCGTGATTACTGACGACTCAGTATTAAAGAACAGAATGCGTAGAATACTGCGCAGTTTAGTAGAAAATGATAAAACTTTATCGTCCGTGCCTATTGGCAAGAAGGATAAAGAAGAGTAAAACAGGGGTGTAGTACACACGGGAGAGCCTTTCGGGGTGTTGTGTACTGCCAGATAAATTTATGGAATTCCATAAATCTGAGGAGAACAGCATGACCTTCGCAGACGAGCTGCGCTATTACCTGTCCCGCGATATGTGTCTGCAACACGTACGGTTCAGCCGTACCCGCGTCTGCGGCAAGCATGAGCTTGAAGCTCCCGTCTATTACAAGCGTACCCATGGCTCCCGCTCTGACCACCTGCAATCTTTGTGGGGTGGCCGCGACTACTACCTACGCATAGGCGGTTGAGCCGTGAGCTTTGCTGTGGAATTGCAACGCTACCTATCCCTTGGCATCGACTTACAGCACCGCAGGCTAGAGTGGATTCGCCTGCTAAAGGACGGCGAGCCGTACCAGCAGTGTTACGAGGAGCAGATCAAGTGGCGGCAGGAGGTAGTCGTAAGAGTAGATTCGCACCTGATGGTCCCCGCAACGTGGGACATCTTGCCGGTTTATTTTTAGGGAGAAGGGTATGAGCCCCGCCGAAATCGCTCGCACCATACAAACTCATTTAGCCATGACGGACCCGGAGAACGCGCCTAAGCGCAGTCAGCTAGACCGAGACCGTCCGGGCTATGACCAGCTTACCTTAGCCGAGCGCCACTACTACTGGCCCCGGTCGATGTACATAACACCAATGGATGTTTTAGCGAGGAGAGGACAATGAGTTGTAATCACTTGGCAGACTGCTTGCACTGTGGATCGGAGGTTAGAGCGCTTGAAGCTCGGCAGTACGAACTGGAGAGGGCATTGGAGAAAATGGCCAGGCTGTTTGCACCGGGGCGCGTATACGAGCTTAGAGAGGTGCCCGCTTTAGGCTCCGAAGTATGGCATATCGCCACGACTGCCCTCACAAGGGCCAGCAATTAATCGGGAGCGTGCCATGAACCAAGCTGCTGGGATGCTCAAGGAAATAATTCGTTTGCAGGAAGCCTTTCTATACGCACTGGAGGACATGCTAGATGAGATCGAGGGGGCGGATTACGAGGATGAAGAAGACTATGACGAGGAAGGAGAGGATGCTGAACCCCAAGGAATCGCCTTGCTACAAGGAAGGTAGGGCGTCCTTTTTCATGAAAGACGAAGAGCACAACAACCCCTATGGAATGGGTGAGCTTCGCTCCCGCATGGAGTGGCTTGCCGGTTGGTACGACGCCAAGGTCGAGACGCAAGGCTTTGACGACGTTAAATCTAAACTGCGTCAGTAGGAGAAGGTATGAAGACTAAAACTCGTGGGCGTAAGCCCGTGGTGCGTGAGAAGGTTGAGGCCTACATGGCAAAGCATCCGAACGCTAAGCCAGCGGAAATTGCTGAGGCCTGTGGCTGCAATGCGAATTATGTTTACTCCATGCGTAATCGCGATAAGAAAGTCGCCAAGGGCAAGAAGCCGGTTCTCAAGGTTGTCAAGGATACCAGATCGCCGATCTCGGGTCCGGTAGAGCTGAAGAAGGCCAACGAGCTTCAGGTCGGCGGCGAGCACTACCGCAGTATGACGGTGCAGCCGTGGGATGCGCTCTCTGCGTGGCTTACGCCGGAAGAGTTCCGGGGCTATCAGAAAGGTGTTGCCATTGCGTATCTCGCACGGGAGCGCAAGAAGGGCGGCACTCAGGACATCGAAAAAGCCATGCACCACCTGATGAAGCTTGTCGAGGCTGACACGGAGGTCCGTGCCTGATGGATTTAATCACGGTGGATTTTGAGACGTTCTATGATAAGGACTTCTCATTGAGTAAGCTGACCACCGAGGAATATATCCGCGATCCCCAGTTCGAAGTTATCGGGCTGGGGATCAAGGTCAATGATGGTGAGACGGAGTGGGCCAGTGGGACACCTGAGCAGATTGAAAGATACCTTAGGAAGTTTAACTGGGGAGAGTCTGCTGTACTGGCCCATAACACTATGTTTGACGGCGCTATATTATCTTGGTGTTTTGGTATTCGCCCTCGCCTGTGGCTTGACACTCTGTGCATGGGCCGTGCTTTACACGGTGTGGAAGTGGGCGGAAGCCTCAAAGCAATGGCCGAACGATACGGCATCGGAGAGAAAGGCACCGAAGTTCTAAACGCCAAGGGCAAGCGGCGCGAAGACTTCACCCCCGACGAGCTAGGACGCTACGGAGACTATTGCGTCAACGACGTAGACCTCACCTACAAACTTTTTAAGCTCATGGGCAAGGACTTCCCGAAGCAAGAGTTGAAGCTCATTGACCTTACCCTACGCATGTTTATCGAGCCGAAGCTAGACCTAGACCTGCTGCTTCTGGAGCAACATCTTTATCAGGTGAAGCAACGGAAGGAAGAGCTGCTGGCGAGCGTCGGTGTCGATAAGAAAGAGCTGATGAGCAATCCGAAGTTCGCTGAGCTGCTCCGTAACCTCGGCGTAGAACCCCCCATGAAGACCAGTCTTACCACGGGCAAAGAGACCTACGCCTTCGCCAAGTCAGATGAAGAGTTCAAGGCGCTGCAGGAACACGAAGATGATCGCGTCCAAGCTCTTGTGACGGCGCGTTTGGGCACAAAAAGTACCCTTGAGGAGACTCGGACTCAGCGGTTCATCGACATCGCCAAGCGGGGCCTGCTGCCTGTCCCGGTGCGGTACTACGCCGCTCATACGGGGCGCTGGGGTGGTGATGACAAGATCAACATGCAGAACCTTCCGTCCCGTGGGCCTAATGCTAAGAAGTTGAAGAGCAGCATCATAGCACCAGAAGGGCACCTGTTGATCGACGCCGACTCAGCTCAGATCGAAGCTCGGGTGCTGGCATGGCTGGCTGGACAGGAAGACCTTGTGCAAGCGTTCTTCAACAAGGACGACGTGTATAAACAGATGGCGTCCCGCATCTACGACAAATCTGTTGACGAGATTACCAAGGATGAGCGCTTCGTGGGTAAGACCACGATTCTCGGTGCAGGCTATGGCATGGGGGCCGTGAAGTTTCAGGCTCAGCTCAAGACCTTTGGCTACGACATGGACTTAAATGAGTGCCGCCGGGTCATCGACGTGTACCGCAGATCGAATTGGCGTATCAGTCAGTTCTGGCGCGAAGCGCAGTACATCATCGAGGGCTTGCAACGAGGGCAGTCCGCAGCCTTTGGTGTTAACGGGTTACTAGAAGCCGTGGGGCCTGAGTCCGCTATCCGTCTGCCTTCTGGCTTGCTCATGCGCTATGACGAGCTGGGCTTTGAACCGGGGAATAAGGGGCCTGAATACAGTTACAAGACCCGACGAGGCCGAACCCGCATCTATGGTGGAAAAGTTACGGAGAATGTGTGCCAAGCCGTGGCGAGGTGTATTATCGGTGAGCAGATGCTGCGCATTTCTAAGCGTTACCGCGTGGTGCTGACAGTGCACGACTCCATTGTCTGCTGCGTCCCTGAGGAAGAGGTGCAGGAGGCACAAGTGTTTGTTGAGGCCTGCATGCGTTGGGTTCCTGACTGGGCCAATGGCCTACCCATCGACTGCGAGTCCGGCATCGG